AGGTTTAATCACAGACTGGTCGAAGTCAAATAATGACTTTGCCGCATAGGTTACCTTGGCCAACTGTGTTACACTTTTTGCAGGTTGTGGCAGTACTGGCTTTACTGGAACCGTTGCAACAGCCGCAGTTTTTGTCGCGGGCCTGAGGGCGCCGTCACACTCAGGTGCCGCAGTGGCCGGAGTCCAGGTACTGCTTCTCCAGCATAGGCCAGTAGAGTTGACCACAGGTCCTGATTGGCTGATCCAATTGTCGTGTGCCATGGCAGTTGAGCTCATGACCAATAATCCAAATAATACTTTATACATTTTGTTTTCCTTTTTGTAATCTATTTATTATAACACTAGGGCTGGTAGCTGTCAAGCCACCTTTTAAAATCTCCATACAAGGTAGCTACCAAGGCCTCTGAACTGCCAAACAAAATGACCTTTCTAGGAACGCCTTGTCTTGCCCAGATATAGTAGGGCATCTGTAATTTTTGATCCATTTCTAAAATCATAGAACCATTCAACACATAAGGATCTTCAAGATCAAAACTGTATTCGGCAAGGTCAAGATCCTTGCTGAAGACTGCATACCCTATTGTGGTCAATCGCATGCCACCAGAAGGTCTTGTGTTGTGCCACCAAGTACGCATGGCCACTTGTTCAGTCATGCCAAGCTCAGGGTCCAGCTGTTGTACTAGATCGCGGGTGAGTTGTTTCTTTTGGTCGCGCACACTAGGGAAAAATCCTATTGCCTTGTGTGAGTACCACTACCGAGAACTTGTCAGTCTTGAACTGTGTGTTCAACTTGCGTGCCAGATTGATGGCATGACCGGGATTGCTGAAACTGACCTTTTTGTATTTTGGCCCTGGATACTGTACTAGTAGGTTTGATGTTTTGAGATTGATAGGCTTGCTGTCATAGAACACTGCCCATACTCCTTCGCTACCTAGCACCTGTTCGGTCTTGTAGGTGGCACGATTGGTGATCTCAGCAAGCACAGTCGGTTTGGGTCTACTCATGGTTTATTATTTATGACCGTAATATACCAATATTAAAAACTACCACCATCCATCCGAATGGTGATTGTTTCTTCAACTTGATTGGTTGCAACAGTTTCACGTAATTGTTGTAAATCTATCAACAAACGGGTTATATCAGCGTGTAAATCTTTAGCTTCAGTTATACTCATGACCAAATCTCGTCCGCCCCTGGCTTCAAGTCCGCGCACTCGATCGACAAATTTTTGTAGGTGTAGGCTCATCTATGCACCTCGTTCAGGAATGGGCTCAACTCGGGTGCAGTCCAACCTTCAGGCTTGAGCACTTTGCCGTCTTCACGTTTGAGAACTGTTCCTGAATCAGGATCGATCTTGGCAAGGTTGCTACGCATGACTTCGTTCCAGGCACCTTCGGGATCAGCACCCATGCTGTGTATGGCACCAATGGTTACAACCAAGATGTCAATCATGGCATCAAGATCGGTAACCGGAAGTCGGCTGTCTTCAAGTTCTTGCACTTCTTCCTTAATCAAATTGAGATATAATGCATACTGATCAAGATTCACAGAACCCACAGTTTGATTGCAGGCTTGCATGAAACGGGCTTGATCTAGAAATGGATTAGACATGGGGTATCTCCTGTGGATTGTAAAATGGCCCATGATATGGGTAACGCTGTAATACTATGAGCTTGGGATCTTGCACTGTCCGCCACTTGCGACCTTTCTTGACCGAATACCAGCCGGCTGCAAACCAACTGCGACTCTTGACTGTTTTGGTGTACAAGGGCAAGGCATGTGGCACGTCCCATACTGGGTTATGCACTCGGCCCACAGTGGGATACCCATGCACTGAATGAACCGACACAGACCTGGATCGTGTGCGAATCATAGGCGGGTCAAACCGCACACCAGTGCGTTGTTCAACCATTTTGATAGTTTTGTATTGAGATATCTGGTTGTTTATCCGTACCTGATATCCGCCAGCACAGGCTTCTACGTTGCCAATTTTTTCATTGTCTTTTTGTAATATCCAAAACTTTTTGTCAATTACGGGTTTTGCTACCAGCATCAGTTCTCCTTGAGTTACATTGTTCTTGCACAGCCGCGGGCACATCTGGGTGCCAGCCACCGATCAACTGTCTACAATCATACCTTACAATAACAGTGTTGGATTCTATCACATGCATGAGAGAGACAAAAACAATCATGATCCCAGCCACAAACGCAGAAATAGACAGCAACAGTTTCATTCCAACACTCCTGCATAGGTCAGATTCATCCAACGTCCAAAATGTTCAGCACTCTCACTACACTTGTTCAATTCATACTTGCCACAGAACTGCATGAATCTCACGCCCACTTGTCCCACATCCTTGTGACTGATCTGTTCACGTATGGCAGTGTCCACTGTTAGTTTAACATCTTCAGGCTGTGCAGTCAAGTCAATCAACACAGTGTTGCGTTCGTAATCATCCAAGACTCTGTGCTCTACACCGTCAGGGTCTACCCAGCGTTGCAACATCATGTTGTTCCAGTTGTAGCCTTTTTTGTTCTTGTCTGCCCAGGCTTCTTGAAGCCCGACACGGTTTTTTGTGCCTTTTGTCCTGACACCCGGGAAGGCGCTAAACACATTGTCGCTACTATCTCCCCGCATGCATTTTTCAAACAAAAGCCACGCCGGATCAGGGATCGTTTTAGCTTGTTTTGTTTTTTTATCGATAACCGGGTCGCCTTTGGCATCAAATATTCCTTCCGTGGTCAATAGCTCGTCTGTGATACCGTTGTACTGCTTGACATTGGCAGCCAACAGTTGTACAAAATCAGTGTCACTGCTGATGACCACATGTTCGTCCTGTGGGTGCAAGGCAATCCATCTTGCTATGATATCATCAGCTTCGGCAGTGGGGCATCGTACAACACTACAGTTGGTTCGTTCTGACAGAAATTTGGTCAGGTTATCGTAGGTTTCCCAGAACATGGCATCTTCTTCTTGCTCTTTTTCTGTGAGTGCGGCGCGGGCCACAGCACGATTGGCCTTGTAGGGCTGGTAGTAATCTTTGCGCCAACTGCGTCCTTCCAACGCAAACACCACATGATCTGCTTCAAATCTTCTGGCCACTTTGTTGGCAGCCATCAAGGTAATGTGCAAGGCGAATCCAATTTTTTCCCAGGTATCAGATGCTCTAAAAGCACCATGTCTGGCTCTAAAAAACATGTTGGCTGTATCAATCAACACATAACGCATACGGCACCACCTTAGATATATTTGTTTTTGATAATGTATTGTAACATAAAACGATGGAAAACACTATGGCCATCTTTGCCAAAATGGCATGAATTGGGTGCTGTTGTTTCGATTCCTTGTGCTCGTACAACAGCATCGTAGGTCAGAGCAGGATCGTATGGGCCAATATAGTCGGTTCCCCAAGATTTCTTTTTGTCAATTTTGGCAAAATCAGTGTTGCCATTGACAAATATATGCCGAATACCTTGTTTTTCAAGTTCTTGATGAAATGCCCAGATTTCATCATGTGCCTGTTGGGTTTTTGATTTCCAATCTATTGCAACCACAAATTGTTTGTACTGCTGTTGATGGCTTTCTGGCACCTGATCAATTCCAGATGCATTGACTTGATAATAGGTATCGTCAATCAACCATTCTTCTCTTTCCCAGGTACTCCACTGTATGATCACCAGGATATCCTGTACTGCATCAGCACGAGCAGCCAACCAAACCCGTGTGGTGCGAATGATCCTGGCGTTACTACTGGCACTTTCGGCATCCAAATGCAGTGCGGCATTCAAGGTACGACTCAGTTGTCGAGCCCAGCTGACTACAAGATTGTCAGGATGTGGTCTGCGCCCAGAAAAAAAGTAAGCTGGATCATCTTTGGCAAATGCATAGTTGTTGACTGCTTCGGCCGCTGCGGCATGGCTGTCACCATTTACATAAAGTATCATGACACCTCACTGCGACCGTTGCCAATGTCCTTGCTACGAATAATTCGATTGCCGTTCATGGCCTGCTCCTGTTCCCAGGTCTCCAGCACCACATGACGACATACATTTTGAAAATAACGATCCACTATGTCAGCATCAGTGTCGTCTTTTTTCATCATGTAGCCGTGACGTATCAAATCAGCAATCATTTTTTCATTCCAGTCAAACTCAAAAGCACCAGCATGAATATTTTCAGGATCTATTTCCATAGACACAACATCAAACCAAGGCTGGCCAGATTCAGTGGCCAGTTCTTTGGCAGTCTTTTCTGGAGGCTTGACTACCTTGGGCTTTTTGGGCTTGGGTGTTTCTGTAATTTTAATCGTGGTTGGCTTCTTACGAAAGCGATCAAATATTCCCATTATATACTTGGTCTTGTATTGCCGTACTGAATTATCACAATATCCTTACGGGCAGTTGAAAGTTTACGCCATGGATCAACAATTATGCTACCACTCTTGATGTCACAGTAGGGTTGTGTATCAGTTTGGTCACCGGTGTATTCGTAAGTGATCTTACGGTTGTGTGCCCATAAAAACACTGCTGCGGTATCAACAGCGGCAACAACATCTGTGGCGTCATCGGCCAAGGGATCCACGTAAACCACTGAGTGACCAGCTTCCTTGACATAGTGTCCAACCAAGGTACTGTAACTGCCAATGCAGTATTCCACATCCGGCTTGTAGGCCTTGCCGTGAATCACAATTGGCAAGTTCAACAACTTGGCCTGCTCTACCAGGTACAAGGCCAAATTGCGAGCCTGTAGTTCTCTGGCATGCATCACTGTGTCAAACAGATCATAACCGATCTCGTATTCTTCGGCCAACCAACGCAGAGCAATGTTGTCGCGAGGATGACAAGCACCTGCATCGCCCATGCCGGCTGTCATGTACTTGGGGCCCATGATACGCATGGTACTGCGAGCAAGAGCATTGGTAACCACGTCCACATTGATGTTGCCAATCTTCATGGCAAAGTCCTGAATCATGTTGACCAGGCCAACCTTGGCCGAAATAAATGTGTTGTAAAAAATCTTGATTGCTTCGCACTCGTCCCAGGTACCAACTTCGTAGCGTGGA